CCAATGCCTTCAGATGTGGATAATAGATTCTTTTCTACGGATACTGACGTGAGTACTTCACCACTCTGTACTGATACTAATCTCATATTGATCGTTACTTGATCTTGAATGTATTGAGTGTTTGGTCCAATACCAAGATAACGAGCACCATTTCCTCCAGTTTTAATGGAAGAATTATAATCTATGATAGCTCCTTCTAGTAACACTCCTGCTACTAGAAGTGGAGGAATAGACTCGGCTTTATCGCCTTGTTCTTGTTCTCTCATTTGACGAATTAGTTGTCTTTCTTTTATAAGATCGTCTAAGCCAACGCGTTCGACTGGTCTAAACCACTTTCCTGCACCAACTTCGTACAAAGCTTTTACTACATAAGCATCTGCGCCCTGAGTCACGGCAGTAGAGAAAGAACTTACTGTCTGAGATGGTTTTCTTTGACCAGTCTTGTCTGTAAACGAATATACGGCAATAGGAATTGGAGTACCATCCAACTCTGGAATTTTATCGAACACGTGTGCTTGGGCAGTATGTGTTACTTTTGGAGGATCTTTGAGCACGATAGATTGATTGGCCAGAGGAATAGATCCACCCATGCATCCAGAAAGAAACAAGCATAGTAAGGGAATGAGCTTCTTCATTAGAATGCAAACGTCGCTATGGGAACAGTAACGACTGTCTGATTTCCATTTAGATCTACGACAGTCAGGGTTACGCTTGTTCCACTCTTAACATATGATACAGTGTTTCCAGCCAGATTAAACATTCCAGCATTAGAAGCACTTGATCCAGAGAATAGATTATTAGATAGCTGTGTAGCTAGTTGAGAATATACTTGGCTTGTGAATAGAGCTATGAACTTTGCTGTGGGGGTGCTGGCAGCAGCGTTTTGTGCATTAAGTATAGCATTCTGTTGAGCTGTTATGATTGCTTGTTTAGCGCTTTGTTCTTGTTGGTATATAGAAGATGCAACGCTTCCGTATCCAACACCGTTGAACATGGGATCTTTAAACTGTTGTACTAACTCTGCTGCAGAAGCCGGACTACTTGCTAGGAGCAGAAAGCTTACTAGTAGTTTCTTCATGCTTTTTTTCCTTATGATCTTTACCAGAGGACATAATAAGCTCTAAAGAAAAAACTTTGATGATGCTAATCTTTAAGTTTATGTACATTATGATCCTCTTTAATTTGCAAAACAACACTCACTTTTTGTTGTAGTCTAATGAGATCATTATCTAGCATTCTAATACGGTCGATCAAAGCAATCAGAATAACGTTTGTCTCTCCAATTAAAGGCATAAGCCTATCAGTAACAAACTTGTAAATGAAGTACACGAAGTACCCCATGCCTACTGAAGATACTATAGGAAAGCCATACTGCTTAATTAATGCTGTAAGCTGTGTAGCATCCATTAGTCTCGTCTCGCATCGTTCTTACCATCTGCTCTAGCAATTCTGTCTAGATCTGGCTTTAAACCAAGAGCAGAACTAACAACAGAATCTACTCTGATGATATCATGGTTCATAGTCTTAACACGATTGTCCAGACCCATGATAATTCCCTGCATACCCTTGATTGCTTTTAACACGCTCTCAAGAATATAATTAATGACGAAGTACACAAATACTCCAGCCATAATTGCTGCAGCGATAGGAAACCCCACATCAGAAATTAGACTGAATATAGCATCAGGTTTCATAACGACTTTCCTTTTAATACCAGTTATTTATGAAAACAGCTCCATGACCGAAGCCATGGAGCTGTTAATTGGTGCGGGCACCCGGACTCGAACCGGGACGCCATTGGCAACGGATTTTAAGTCCGCATTGTCTACCTATTCCAACATGCCCGCTTATCGCTTAGTAGTAGTAATCTTTACTCTACCGGTCTTTGGATCATGGTCGACATGATGGGCATGAAATTGTACGTCTGGATGTTCGTCCTTGAGGGACAAGAAGTGGTGTAAGTTATCATGTGAATCATCATATAAATGTACTTTCTTATAACCATGTTTCTTTATTTGATCAGAAACGACTTTCTTTTTATTTACGGCAGGAGAACCCGGACCTAGATTGCCTGCTCGTCTAACGTGAATCTTCTTGGTATCGATACCATACTTGTTAAGATGCTTCATGAAGTGTTCTTTATCGTCAAGATCAGAACGAGCAGTTAGAATCTCTACATTCTTATTTCTCTTATGAATGCCTTTCATCTTGGCAATCATCTTACGAATGGGATGAGCTGACTTTTCAAACGTCTTAGAAGATTGAAACTCTGAGAAATCATACTTATGATCAGGATGAAGAGTATGCGAATTGAATTGCTGATTATTTAGAGAAGCAACTTTCTTTCCGGTCTTCTTATCTCTGACATGAATCTTGACTTTACCATGATCATGAGCAAACAACGTCTCGTCCATATCGAAAGCATGAAGCGTTTTCGATTTAGGATCCAGCGATTCGTCGAGAAAGTCTTTGAATGTTGTCATATACTTATTTATGTCATTCTCAATCCTGAGAAATCTTTCTTACCCCTGCGTAGACCAAATCCACCGGCTTCTTCGTCATCGTTAAATCTACTACTATCCATGACCGGCCGATCTTGTTGTAAGCCATTCTGAGCATTAGCTTCAACATCATATAGTCTCATCTTGGCACGATCTACTCCGATGATAAAGTTTCTGTGCATACCCAGATCATTGTAACGATTCTTCAGCTGCTTGATCAAGAGTTGACCGATACCCTCGAGTTCTTCTGTAGAGATGATAGCAAACATCAAATCAGCAGTCGCTGGTAGACCAAAGCTTTCTGAAGTATTAGTCAGATCGACATCAGAGCTGTTGTAACCATCACGATTAGTTTGAGTAGCCGTGACGATTGGAACGTTAAACTCCACAGCTAGACCGCGAAGTTCTTCGGCGATAGCCTTGATGTACATGTAGCTGTTCACAGAATTACCCATCTTCATTCGAGATGAAGAACAGATATTTAGATAGTCGATATAGATGATATCTGGAACAAACTTGCGCTTAAGCTTTAGTTCTTGAAGTAGATGCCTGAAGTTAGCACTACCAGCAGAAGATGTAGGATATTCTTTGATGATCAGACGACCCTTACACTTGTTACGTACGCGTTCGATTTTCTTATCAAAAGCTTCCTTGGGCATGATCTTGAGTTCATCGGTGGTAACGTTTAGTAGATTAGAATCGATTCGTTCGGCGATTCTTTCTTCTGACATTTCCATGGTGATGTAGAGAACATTGTATCCAGCCGACAGATTACCTGCCGCGGTATGACACATGAATAGAGTCTTACCAACACCAGTACCAGCCAAAGCCACGTTAAGAGTCTTTCTAGGTATACCACCACGAGTGATCTTGTTGAAGTACTCTAGATCAAACTCGATCTTTTCTTCTTTCTGATGATAGAAATCATAACGAGCATCAGAGTCAAAGAGAAAGTCATGGCCGACAGAAGTGTCAAACGATACGGCAAGTGCTTCGGACAAGATCTGAGGAATAGATCCCTTACCCTTATCCTTAGACTTGCCATCGATGATATTGATCGATTCCATGATCGCGTTATAGACTGCACGATCTTGGCAGTACTTCTCGGTCTGATCCAGAAGCCAGTCTACGTCTGTATCTTTATCTGCCTTAAGATTTGGAATAGTCTCTACTACTTTGTTGAAAGTATCAGAAGACATGCCCTCGATCTTATCTACATCGATCGTCAGAGCTTCAATAGATGGAACAGTATTATAGTTCTCGATATAAGCAGAGATAGTTTGGTAAATCACACGGTTGGCATGATCAGAAAAATACTCTGGCTTTACAAACGGTAGAACCTTTCTTGCATAAGTTTCATTACTTACGAGGTGCGCAAGAATCTTTTGTTCAATCAATCCACTTCTCCATCTTCACTTTGCATAATAGAACCATGACCAACTTGATAACGATTCTTGATATAATCTTGGAACTGCTGTGACTTTAGGATGGGTTCCCAAAACGCAGCCGTGTTTGTATCTTTCTCACGGACTTTTTGATCTGATACTTCACCCGTCTCGGGATCGACTTTGGAGTACCATCCGGGTGAGGGCTTATGGACGAACTTACCTTCCATAGCAATGTCGAGCAGGCCAGACCACTTAGAAATCCCGCCGTTATGAGATACACTGATTGGAATCTTTGATTTTTCTTTGACATATCTAGACTTTTCCACATTAATTACGAAATGATAACCAACGACTTCTTGGCCCTGCTTATCTTGTTGACGACCGATGATAAAGATGTTGTCAGCAGAATAATAAGAACCAGTACCACCAGAAACAATGTCCTTAGGAAATAGAGCCATTTCCTTATACGTATGATTTACTACAATCATAGGAATATCCTTCATGGTTAGGTGAGGTGTAACCATTCGGAATAGAGACTTGATCTGCTTAGCTCGAGACATGTCAGCGACTGACTTGCCTTCTAGTGTATCATCAATTTCTTTCTTAGAAGCAAGATTGCCAATAGAATCGATGATGATAATTACTTGTTCGGCTCTAGTAATTTCATTGATCTGTTGCATGATATCGAACTTAAGCTTTTCGACATCTGTGATAGGAGTGTGAAGAACACGATTCATATCAATTTGAAAGGACTCGAAGTAAGACTTAGGAGTACCAAACTCTGAGTCATAGAACAGAAGCACTGCATCTGGATACTTATCCATGTAAGACTTGGCCATCAAAAGAGAGAAAGCAGTCTTGAAATGTTTAGATGGTCCAGCCCACATAGTCAGGCCAGGAGTTAAGCCACCATCCAGAGAGCCAGACAGAGCTACGTTGATCATTGGAACTGGAGTAGAAATCATGTCCTTCTTGTTAAAGAACTTAGATTCGGCCAGAACGTCTGATTCTTGAATGGTAGAATTCTTCTTTAGTTTAAGTAGTAGTGTGCTCATGTTACCTCTCGTGTATACGTTGATCATGTTTAATTATATGGTATATCCAAAAAATGTCAATTAAAAAAGTCAGCAAGCGAAGCCTTTCTTTCTGTCTGATATCCAATAGCATCTAGAATAATCTTAAGAGGATCTAGAAATGCTTTGGTAAACTGCGTGTTGTAATCTATGTATTGGTCTAGTCCAAGCTGCTTGGGTAGAGTATTAACTACCGAGACTACATTTTCTCTAAGAGGATTTGGAGTCCTTAGATAGCAGAACTTAATCTTTTCTCCCTCCTTAACAGTCTCGTATCTATTAGCTAGATCTCGTTCTTCTAGTAGATTGTTATAGACCAAAGCGCCTCGAACATGAATGGGTGTGCCCTTCTTGTAGATACTGGCCTTATCACGATACGCTGACAAGCCATTACATCCACGAGGAAAAGCTACTTCATCAAAAGATAGATTCTTAAAGTCTTCACGGAATTGCTCGATGAAGTCGATGACGTCTTGTTCAGTACCCTTCATGATAATCTTAATGACTTCTTTAATCTTAGTCCGGCAACTCGATGGAGTAGAAGACTTTACGGCTTCGATACCCATGATCTTGAGTTTTGGTTCTGCGTAACGAATACCCTCGTTATCATGTACATTTAGAATGTATCGCTTCTTGGCAGTCCAGATACCCTTATCGGCGATGGCTTCTCGTTTCATCCTTAGAAAAGGCGTGTAAGCGTTTGTGTAGTCTACTAGAGAATCAAAGCTATCCTTGATCTTCTTGTCCAAGACTTCAGAACAAACTTTATCCAGATAATCGATAGTGTTCTCGGCGTTCTTATCTACTAGATCTTCTAGATTTAGATACACAGAATCGGTGTCGATAGCGATGACTCGATCCTTGCGATACTTTAGAGCTCTATCCAGAAAAGCATTAATGTTACGTTCAGTCCAACGAATGGCTAGCTGACCCGTAAGAGTGATTGCCTCGGCAAACTCGATCTCGAACCAACGGAAATACTGATTACCTAGTGCACCATAGAGAGAGTTCAGCGCGATTTTTCTGGCCATCTGAAGATTATCATACTTAGAGATCTTGTTCTTGAGCTCGTTACTAGGATTCTTTTCATACTCTTTCTTGGCCTCGAGCATGATGTTCTTGTATCTCTTACGATCAGCCATCATCTTCTCGACAAGCTGAGGGAATACGCCCTTGAAGTCTCTATCCCAAGTGCAGCTATTGGCAGTAAGTGCTAAGTTCTGATCCTTGAGTAGCTTTGGAATATCTGTATTAAAGAGACAATTATCTAGGTATTGATCTACGCTAAAGTAGCGAGTCATCTTTCCACGATAAGTTTCCGGAGAGATGTTGTACTGAACGATAAGTGATGGATACAGAGACTCGACATCGAAAGAAGCCACGTAGTTATGTAGACCAACTAGAGGATCTTTCACATAAGCACCAGCAAACTGATCTACTTTACGATTGTTCTTTGGCCTAGACACCACGATCTTGTCGTTCATCAATTGATTATGAATGATGGTATCCCACAGACGAATGGGAGAGAACACATCGCCATAGTTGATCTTGGCGTCATAGGCCACAGTCATGGCCAGACCAATAAGATTTAGCTTCTGCTCGAGCCTGTCGACGAGCAGGGTATCGTGAATGTTGTATTCCATGAACTTTTGGAAATCTCGTTTGTATAAGTCATACAGACCATCAAACTCCGAATAGTCCAGTTTTCGTTCGCCCAGTTCGACGAAGGCGATGTGATCCAGTTTGTAGGATTCTTGATTTGTGTACGTAAACTTCTTGTAGAGTTGAATGTAGTCGAGGACACAGATTCCCTTTGGGAGATAGACTTGGGTCGATCTTCCCATGATTTCGAGCGTATCTTCATATAAGATCTCCCATGGTGATAGCTTCTTGGCAAATGATTCGCCATGAACACGAGTAATACGATTGACGAGATATGGAATATCGAAGAACTCGATGTTCCAACCACTGATGATATCTAGATCAAGTTGTTTCCAGATCTCTAGAAACTTTAGTAGAAGCGCGGCTTCATTGGCACACTTGATATAGATGACTCCCTCTGATGCCGTGTAGTTACCACAACCAAGAGAGATGATCAGATCTCTACGCTTGATGGTGATAGCGGTGACCTCGTTGTCAGCATTCTTGATGTCTGGAAATCCAGCAGAAGAATCGACTTCGATATCGATATAGCCAACATTGATTTTAGCTGGATCGAAGTTAACTTCGCCAGGAAAATAATCATTGATAAAAGTGTATTCAAACTTATTCAGACCGAAGATCTCAAAGCCAGACACGTCTTCATAACGCTTGAAGAAATCACGTGCTTCGTATACACCATCAAACGAGATCTTGTCTACTGCTTTACCAAAGATCGAACGATACTCGCTAGTTCCGGTCTTAGATGGTACAAACAGATATGGCTTGTAGTCCATCTTATAATTAATTCTCTTGCCATTATCATAGCCACGAAGGAGAATGTTTCCCCTGTGCAGAGTCACGTCAGTATAAAATTTCATGCGGGACCTTTCGTTTTCATTTCTATATATTACCCTAAGACTCAATTAAAGTAAATAGAAAAGTTCATAGTATTATGATATAAGGAGACTATTATGAGTTTAATTGCTTTACAAAAGAAAATTGGTGTGACTGCTGACGGTGCATTTGGTCCTGGTAC